GGGCCTTGCCCATTCTGACCCCCTCGACCACCACCACCTGCACCGCCCAAGCCATAAGTTACAAAACCAGCTCCACCCCCGCCACCTGCATACGTTATAGACGAACCTGTTATAGTAGAAGCCTTACCAATACCACCTGCACCACCTACGTTTGTAGCACTAGCATCCGTACCAACTGCACCTGCACCACCACCACCACCACCTGCTAGGCTTTGTCCACCTACTCCACCACCATCGTTACCAAACATTCCGGTACTATTAGTTGTAGCTTGACCAACCGAACCGCCCTCAGTACCTAAACCACCACCTGAACCACCCGTGCCATGTAGTCCTCGACCACCGCCATCTGCGGTAAGTGTCGAAAAACCTGCAGCAGATATAGTAGAATCACCACCACCTTGGTCACCGGGACCACCTGCACCAACGCCTGTAGTGTAAGTTATACCAGCGGATGTTTCAAATGTACCTTCAAAGAATTTACCTGCACCGCCACCACCACCATGTGAACTCACATCGACAGTAGGCTGACCACCACTACCACCACCGGCGACAATTAAATATTGACAATCATACACCACGGAACCGGAGGCTCCAAATAACGATGCTTTTTCTGTCCCTAAAGGCATATTATTCTCCTTAACCCATGTCTGCGCCAGCTTGAAAGCCGTACCATATAGTTCCCGCATCCAGCGTAAAGAAGGTGTATATGTCTATATTGGCTGAACCGCTTGTTACATCAGGAGCAGACCCTCCAGCCCAATCAACAGAAGCGGGCCACGATATTGTTCTGTCGGATGCGTCCTGAGTCCAGACCAAAGTAAAAGCACAAGACTTTCCAGTTGGGGATGGATCACTAAAAGTAAACGTAGTATTCTGGTCAGCCGTTAAAGCAAACACATTTCCAGTTGTCAAATCAATATCTACAGTAGCAGCCGCAGATAAGGCAACTTTAGTTTCTGAATAATCTTTTAACTCTGGTCTTGCAATTAATTGATCCGCACAGGCTATCGTCCCAGACATTGTTCCACCAGCCAGAGGCAACCTTGCGGTAATCTGTGTCTGAGCGTTTGAAGCGAGTGTATTGATATACTGAAACTCTGTACTTGTTACGCTACCATCTGCTATCTTTGTAGCATCCAACGCCAAAGTGCCTGTAATCGTCATGATCGCACCAGAGGGAAGAGTGAATGTATCACCCGAATCGCCTAAAGTGAACGCAGTTCCTGTGGCTGGACTTACCTTGTTAGTTTTTAGTTCGCTCATAGTTATTTCCTAAAATATGAAAAGTGTACCACTTATAGTCCATGTAACTCCACTATCTACAGTAATAGGGCCGGTCAAAAACCCGTTTCTTCCTGCTGGAACGGTGGTCGTAGCATTAGATGTAATACTCGTATAATTGTAATTATAGGTGTGGTCTAAGGTAAAGTAATCTGGTTGTTCCACTCCGGAAGGGATATCCAGAGGTGGTTTGATCCCTATGTAACTCATGACTTAGAATACCTTACATTTTGATACATTTGTTGTTCCTACGTTGTAAATGTGGCACTACCTGTAGAGGTAAATGCGTGATATGTGTAACCACCCGCATCCGTAATTGTCCCACCCGCTGCTTGAGTACCGCCAGAATATCGTATGAGAATTACCCCAGAGCCACCAGTGCCACCCGATTGACTTGATCCATCATGTCCTAATGCGGCCCCACCGCCGCCGCCAGTATTGGCTGTTGCGGAAATACCGCTTTGATTTGATCCACCACCACGACCATCCGCTCCACCACCAATGCCTCCATCTCCCGCGCCTCCATTCTCGCTTGACCCACCACCACCACCAGCAAAATAACCACTGTCTGCACCAAAAGAAGTAAAATTTGAAAACAATCTTCCAGCCCCGGCGTCCCCGCCGGATGTTTGACCTACAGCAGCAGCACCGCCACCACCCCCGCCACGTTCATTCGCCGCCGCTCCTGCGCGATCACCAGCACCACCAGCATAACCATAACCAGTTACATTATCTGTTCCGGAATATGTATTTTGATTTGTTGCGCCACCGTCTCGGCTATGGTCACCACCGCCGCCGCCACCTCCGGAACCACCAGCACCAGCAGAAACTTGGCGGATACCACCCTTACCGCCGCCACTAGCAGTTAATACTGTAGTAGTAGAACCCTCGCCATTGATGTTAAACACCGAATTTGAACCACCACTATTGCTACCGCCACCTGCGCCTACAGTCAAATCATATTCTGTACCACTTGATGCTTCATATACTGTGGCATGAACAACACCGCCAGCACCGCCTCCGCCTAGAGCCTGCCTATCTTGACCACCACCGCCACCTCCGGCGCCTACTACAAGAATCTCTAGATCAAGACCTCCAGCAGCAGCAACCGACATCAAACGATTGGACATCATGACATATCAGCACCGCTCTGAAAGCCATACCAAGTTGTGCCAGCATCAAATGTGGTAAAGACATACATATCAACCTTTCCACTACCACTAGTCACATCAGGAGCAGAGCCACCAGCCCAGTCAACTGTACCGGGCCAAGTAATCGTCCTATCAGAAGCGTCTTGTACCCATTTCAAAGTGAATGAACCACCCTTACCAGATGCGGGGGGGCTACTAAATGTGAAGGTAACATTTCCCCCAGAGGCTGTGTGCTGAAACACATTCCCTGTAGAGAGATCAAGATCAACAGTGCCAGTTCCTGTTGAAGCGTTGTATGTCTCGGAATAATCTTTTAACTCCGGTCTGGTTACAAGTTCATCTGCGAAAATGGTTTCCCCACTCATCGTTCCGCCTGCTTTAGGGAGAGCAGCATTGGCTACTGTTACAGTATTTGTAACCTGAGTTTGAGCATTAGAACTTAACGAATTTATATATTGGAATTCTGTACTCGTCACCGAACCATCAGCAATCTTTGTTGCACCTATTGCTGCACTAGCATTAATGTCTTCAGTTCTTATAGTTGTTCTAGCCATTATTTAGGATACTTTGCTTTGATTTCTTGGCGGGTTGCCTCAAGCGATATAACTGAGGCGGCTCTTTCTTCTACTACGTTTTCCCATAGGGCTACGATTAGGTCGTTTATTGAGGGGTATTCTGCTTGGCGATTACGAGCATATTCTTGTGCGTCATATGCTACTTGTAATTCTGCTTGTTTCGTTTGAATCTGAGTAACAGTAATGTTATTCGGATTACCATCGTGCCAAGTAATTTGGTTTACATCTTCTGCATTTACAGAAACTTCAGCATTGGAGTCTAGTGCTAAAATTGAACTAGTAATATCGGTCATACACCTATCTCCATTACTGTTATTGTACTTACACCCCTAGCGTAACTAGAATTATCCGTATCCGCCGCACTTCTATTAATGTACGCCGTATAGGTTCCATTAGCACTAAATTGTACTTTGTATGTAGTTTCGCTTGTTGTCGAAGGGGAATCTAACCAAACTGTTGAATGGTGTCTGGTATCTCCTCCATCTGGCGCATACCCCATCGCGCTTGCCGCTATCCTGCTGGACACTGAAGTAGCAATAGCAATTTCTGTACTATCTCTAACAATGTTTGTCCAAGCACCAGCCGCTCCAACTGTACCAATACATAGGACAGTCGATGTTACCAATATTTTAGACGATGTTGCCGCCGGTGTAATCGCAATTGATAATCCAGTAACATCCACCCAACCAGCAGTGGTTGTAGTTTGTGTATCAGTTTTAGTTGCTTGAAGCACTTGTAAAACCTTACCGCCGCCAGCAGCAGCCCAAGCATTATCCCCTCTTAGAAATGTACTGGATGAGGCTGAACCTGTTGCACTAAGCATAGCAATATCTACCGCATCAACAGCAATGGTGAGGGCTGTTGCACCTGTAACATCGCCTGTATGTGTGGCGTTGGTTACTTTAGCGGTGTTGGCTGAAATCTCAGTATTGATTGAGTTAGCGAGTTTATCAGCAGTTACAGCATCGTCAGCAAGTTCTGCTGTATCTATTGCTAATGTAGCCAACTTACTCTGCGCTATCGCAGCAGAATCATTTATATGGATATTCTTTACAACCCCATCAGCAGGAACCATTCCTACCCCTACATCCTGTATCCCGATTACTTCCATTTTATCTGAGGATACCAGAGCATCAGTCAACGTAAGGATGGCACCAGATACACTATAGGCATCCTCCTGTTGCTTTACACCATTAATGGTGACAAACAGGGATTCCTCATTTGCGGGAATCCAAGTAAGGGTATGAGTAGCGGAAGTAGAAGAGGTTACATCAAACCTCTTTATATTCGTGGCTCTCTGCTCGTATTTACCTAAATAACTCATGTAATTTCAAGTATCCCCAAAACAACCTCAAGATCGCTATTAGCACTTGCGGTCATGTGTATATCCCCAGTAGGTTCTAAATCTATAGGTTTATCAAGAACCAAAGTAGAGTCTGCCGGAACAGGTACGGTTTTTGCTACATGGTAGTATGTATCGCCAGAGGTCGCCCTAGCCTTTATGTCTACGTCGGCTGAGTTTGTACCATCAATGTTACTCACATAACAAGAATGGATAATAGCCGTTGTAGCACCGGGAGCGGTATAGACCACAGCCCCTCCTGTAGTTAGTGCCGCACCCTGATTCTTAAAAGTGTTAGCCATTTCAGCCTCCTAATGCAATCGCCATCGCTATGGC